AGGATGATCTGGTTTGCAGCGGCCTCCGCGATCATTTTGGCAATCATGGCCTTGAAGCCTTCGACCAGGGTATCAAACGCGTTTTTGCCGTCTGCGGCGAATTCAAAGAAGAAGTCGGATAGTAGATCGCGACTACTGGCCCATGTGCTTGACATGCGGTCTGCGGCAGCCGTTACGGTGTCGGTTGCTGCCGCTGTTTCGTGTAGCGATACAGTCAGATCCTTTTCAATCCTTGTCGCCGATACAACTACTTCCTGTAGCTGCTCGGTTGAGTGCCGCTGATTATCAATGGCAATCATCGCGGTGGTGGATGCCCGCTGGACGTTGTTTATAAAATGCTCTATTTCGGCGGACGGTAGCGGCTCCTCAAGCAAATCATGGATTTCATTCATCGTGGCAAATGTGGAATCGCGCAAGTCATCGACAAACTTATCGAAAGTAGACCCCTCATACTGGATGTCGACACCTGGAATCATGTTGGCGACGGCGGAAACGGCCTCAAAAATCATATCCCACGATTTAACGAATGCCAGCGCGAAGGATTGCACACCAAGCTGCAATGTCTTGAATACGATCTGAAGGCCGCGCACGCCATCACCCACCTTGCCGGCACCCTTGATCATAAATGTAAACACTTTGTCAGCTATAGACCCGACGCCGCCCGCCTCTTTGGTAATTTCAAACAGCTTGTCGGCAATCCCTTGCAGTGCTGGCGCAAACTTGACTGCCAACTGCTGCCCAAGCCCATCAACACCGGTGCCAATGCGGCTCATGGCATCGTTGGCAGCCTCGATCTTGGCGGCATCGACACGCGAAAGCGTAATCCCCAGTACGTCAGCCTCTTCGGTCAGCTTGGCAAGCCCCTCTGACCCTAGCGCCAGCGTGTTGATCAGGTCTATACCGGATTCGCCAAACACGTCATAGGCTATTTTTGCTTTTTGCGACGCGTTTTCAACGTTGTTTATGCGGTCTGCGATGACCCCCATTTGCTTGTCCAACGGGAGCTGCATCAGGCTTTTGGCGCTAAGCCCCAGTGCCTTGAACGACTCGGCAGCCATCCCCGTCCCAGATGCCGCCTCGGTAACACGCACCGCCAGCTTCCCTATCGCGTTATCCAGCTTGCCAGACTCAACGCCTGTCAATCCAGCGGCATACCGAAGCGATGCGAGGGATTCTGTGGCTACGCCGAGCTTGTCTGCTGTTTTGGCCAGGGCATCGGCAGAGGCAAGACCAGATTTCACGAGGGAGGTTGTTACCGCGGCGCCAGCAGTAATGGCCGCAGCGCTCCACGCGGCGGCCTTTGTGGCCATCGACGTAAAGCCCGCAGTAATGCTCTTGGACGCGTCGGCGTGTACGGTCTTGGACTTTGCGGTGGTTTTGTTAAGGTTATCTACCTCTTTTTCCGTGAGGTTGATTGCCTGCACAGCACCCTTGCTGTCCCCGGTGATCAGTACGCCGGCCTTGTAGGTTCTAGCCATCCAAAACGGACTCCAAATCCTTGCCCATATAGGCAATCATCGCCCCGAGTTCGAGGTGACGTATATCAATCAAAACGGTATGGTCGTGCCCGCAAAACCGGGCAACAGCGACCACCGCGGTATAATCAAGCCCGATTCGCTGGCCCATCGGCCCAATGCGCCATTGCGTTGAACACGTCTGGAACACCTCAAAAGCGCCCCAGGACTCATAGTCTATATAAACATCACTGTGGTCTGATTCGGTCCACTCTGGCGGTATGTTGAGGTATTTTGAATCCTCGGCCAGCCCATCATCGCCCCCTCGCGGTTTGGCGATAATGTAACCGGCCTGGATTAGTTTTTTGCGCGGGCCATGGCGCTACCACGCTGCGCAACATTCCACGCATCAAGCAGCGCAGCCAGGTATTCAGGCTCGTTGAGAAGCACGCCCAGCGCCTCCTCGCAGAAATCCACATCGCCATCTTCGCCCTTGAGTTCACGCCAGCCGAGAATGTCCTCCCTGATTAGCCCGGCGGCAGTGATCTGCTTGTCCACCATAGCGGCGACCTTCTCCTGAAACATCGTTTCAGTGTGCCGCCTAAACCGGACCTTGAACCGCAGTTTTTCCGTTTTCCCGAGATCGTAGGTAATGATCGGCGTACAAAATACCTCAATCTCGTTCTTTGCGCCCTTGATGATGGCCATGTGTTGCTCCAGGTAAGTTAAAAGATCAGAGGTTTAGGTGAGCGTGATAATCACGTCATCATCGCCACTGCTTGGCGTCCATGCCGCAGCCATGTTGTAGACGGTAAGCCCCTCAGAATCAGCGTGGTCTATCGCAGTAAGCTGCACAGCCACGCCGTCAAATGTGACGATATTGCCCGCAGCGGTGCCGTGAACAAGCTGTACGGCGCCGGTCGTGATGCCGTCGTGACTCTCGACACTGGTGAACCAGTTTTTAGTGCCGATCGCTGGCGCCTCGACAACCATTTGCCCGGTTGCGTTACGGTCGGTGATGATTACCGATTCGCTGCCGATAACGTTTCGGTAAATGACATTGTTGCCCATGTTGATGGCGAGAGACTCAGCAACAACAGCCGTGCCGTGGACAGAGAATGTCGGGGTGTTTACCTTGGTCACAGGGATTGGCGCGATGTAGTCGGTGGTAACACCGGCGGGAAGCGCCACCGCTGTCGGGCGGGCATATAGTCCGATAAATGTAAACGACATGGTGGGGATTGCGCCACGCGCCAGAGAAAATGACACATTGCCGCGGGCGCCAAGAACTTTATGCTCTTGTCCGTCGTTGTAGTACTTCAATGTCGCCGAGTCATAAGATGACGACACGGGAGCGTAAACAACATCAACACCGGGATCAGCCGTGCCGAGAAAGCCGCACGCCTCCAGCAGATCACCCCATGCCGGGGCCGTTCCCGCCGTGCCGGACCCAGCTATCTCGACATCAAATGTCAGCTGAACCAGCGGCCCGGTATTGATCTGGGTTTGTGCGCCAAGTTGGCCTCTGTCCAGGTCACGGGAAACCGTGTTGCCGCCATAAGGCTGAATGAGCAGGTTTTTTGTCAAAACCGCATCCGTTGTGGTTGGCGTGGAATCAACACCATAGGTGCCCTCGATTTTTGCCAACAATGCTTTTTTGCGAAATAACATAGGAATTAACCTCTTTAAGTTTGGGACATATAAAACGCATCGCGGTAAATTTCGCGCCACACCTCCAGGCCGCCCACCCCCTCGATGGCAGAGCCGTTGCCGTATTCCATCTCGTGGTGATAGGCAGACTGCTGCCACCCGAGCAAGGCGGCCTGAATTTCATCCAACAGCGCGGGAATATCCCCGCCGTCGGTCACAACCAGAAAAGCGAAGTCCTCGCTAATCAGTTGTTTTGTATAATTATCAAATGCCGAATCCGCGCCAGATCGGCTTACCGGGTAAACGAACACCGCCGGCAGCGCTTGTGATGCCGAGGTAATGTAGGAATACGATATTTCTAGATTGATTCTGTACAGGTTTTCCGACTGATCGAAATCGTGGAGCATGTCCGTGATCTCGATAGTCTCGCCGGCCAGCGCCGATACAATGGAGCCAACCAGGGTCAGCAGTGCGTCATAATCCGCGCCCCGCACATTCAGAATAAAAATATCGGTGTGGGTTACGTCATACCCCTCGAACACACCGGGCGTGCTGGATACCATCTGGTAGACAATGCTGGGATGAGTGACGCTCTCCGGCAGCTGAAGCGGGTACATGCGATTGCCAACAAGCCCGGAAAGTAGCGTGTACAGCGTCGCCTGTGATGCGACCGGCGAGAGCGTTCCGCCTGTTGTCGCTGTAATCACCTGTGCTATCGACGGACATTCCGCCGACAGTCTCGCAACGATTGCGCTAACGTCCATTTTTATCCATCCACTTTTCCAGCCCGGTGTAAAAGCCCTCTTCCACCAGCGAGGATGCAGAGTCGAAAGACCTCGACATCCATGCCATGGCCTTCACCCCTGGGTGCATAACGCTCCTGCCTGCAAACCGTCCGCCGATCTTTAAAAACTTGCGCTTCGATTTGATCTTGTGCGCCTTCGTCCCAGACTCAAGCATCCACCCGATATAACCAACGCCCGTTCCGCCCACTTTTTTGTTGGGACCAACAATCACCCCCACCTCGCCATCGCCGACAACAACAGCCCGATCCCCGGCGCCCGTCCTTACGGTTGCGCCGGTCTTTGCCTGGGTGATGTTGATTGATCGCGCAAGCCGGGAGCCCGGCGTCCGGCTGTCATCGGGGGCAGCGGCCTGCATGGCGGCCTGTAGTGGCTTCGCCGCAACCCTGAGCGCCGACCGTATGCCCTTTTCCTGTAGGTTTGCGGATAACTCTTGCAGCTCGCCCAGGGTTTTCTGGTTTTGCTCGACAAGCGGCGTAACAGTTATGAGGACGCTCACGACACCACCCGCAAGCGCAACAACAGCTCCCTGTTTTTCATCCCGACATTGACCGGCTGCCCGACCACCTCATAGGTGACGCCACCCATGATGGCCTGGTGTTTCGGCTCAACATCGTCACGGTAGTGGATATACACCTCCGCAACCGTCTCGTTTGCTGTCTGCTGGGCCGCGTAGTACGCCTGGCCGCGCAGGGTGACAACATTGCCAAGCACGGTTGCATAGGTTGTCCAGGTATTGACCGGCTGCCCTGTTGCGCTCCTCGCCACGCTGGCGGACTGGAGCTGTACCGGCGTGGTTTTCGCCATCAGAAAATATACCGCCTATGGGGTGAAATGAGGGCTTTTATGGTGTTGACGGTGGGGGCGACCGAGAGGCCTACCACAGACTCATCGCGATTATTAAACAACTCAGAAACGCGCAGCAGGATTGCATGGCGCAGATCGCCCGGCACAGAGGCCGCATCGGCATAGCCGGCGACAACAACAACGCGAACACTACTGGGTTTCAGCGCCTGGACAGCAGGCCATATCTCATTGGGGACCAGCCTTGGGTAGCGGCCGGATAAATCCTCCCAATACCCAGACGTCGCCAGCGTTTGCTCGGCTTCGCTTGTATCGTCATACTTTACCGATGTGACCGACTGAATCGGATAAATACCCAAATCAAGTGCATCATCCGGGAATCCGTCATATTCGATTCGGAGAGTTTGCGGCATCAGCCTTGCCCCGGTGTCGATTTCGACAGAAGCCGTTGCAGCCGCTATTAATCTGGCAAGCAGATCGTCGTGGCTTGCATCGTCCAGCAGCGCGCACTGCTCCCGCGCCTCCGCGACCGATACCGGCGTATCGGTGGGCGCCGTAACCGTTATGATCTTCACAAATCAATCATTCTTGGGCGCTTTTGGCGCCTTGGCCGACTTGACAGCCTCCGCCTGACCTGACTCAATCAGGCGCTTTTCCGTTTCGGCATCGAGAGAAACGGTTTCACCAGGCGAATATGAATAATCTTCGCTGGCGATAGAAACAAGTAGCTTGATCATAGTAAAAATCGGAGAGGGGTTGCCCCCTCCCCGTCCATTGCGGTGTGGTTATTAAGCCTGGATCAGGTGCTTGACGCCGGTTGCGTCGACCATTTTGCCGTCCATCCGCTTATATGCACGGAACCCGACTTGACCATTGGCCGCATACAGCTCGTTCAGACGCTGCACGACAGTACCCTGGCGGTCTGCCACGGTGTAGCCGGACAGATCACCGAACACCACCGACTTGAGGCCGGTAGTCGCAGCAGGCATTGCGCTTGATGTAATCAGTCGCTTGCCCAGCAGCAGATCGGGCTGGCCCGCCTGCAATCCGGGTTGCCAGAGGTACTGGCTATCGCCATCCTTCAGCTTGCGAACCAGCTTCACCGTCGCATCAGCCATCAACCAAACAGCCTTTGGACGATACTGGCGGGGAACGGCATGGTACAGGTCTATAATCTCATCAGAGGTAATCGCCGCTGCGCCAGCTGCCGTCTTGCCAAGACCTGAGCCGCCAACAATGCCGGTGGGCTTGCCTGAGCCGTTGCCGTTGACGAATGCAGCCTCTTCAGCCAGACCGAAGCGCTTGCCGAAGTTACGCGCAAGATAGCTTTGCACATCGAAAAAAGCGTCTGAAAGAAGCTCCTCAGATACCTTTATGATGGTGCCCAGCTTGTAAGCGCCCAGAACAACCTGCGTAAACGCCGCATCACTCTCGGTATACGACGCTTCTTCAGCCGTCCATGTGGCTGTACCAAGCGAGGACTCAACCGGGATGTTGCGATCAGACCCGGTGGATACCACGTTGACATACATCCGCAGCTCGTTGAAGTCCTGGAGATACTCAACCAGTTTGGTATCGAACTCCTCTGGCACAATATAGCCGCCCTCGGAGTCGGTGCCGATCTGGAGAGCGTTCAGGATGTCGTGAGACAACCCGCTCTTGCCAACACGGGTGTATTGGTCGAAGCCGTTACTGTACGCCTCGCCCTTGCGGCCGGTGCCTTTCGGCTCGGTAGACTCGGGGGTAACGCGACGGCCAGGTACTGCGCCGGCGTTTACCTCGCGGGTCAACTGCTCCGCGTTGTGCATGCGGTCGGCACGAGCCTTCAGCTCTGCCTGGTCCTTGTGCATGGCCTCATACATGCCGTTCTCTTCGCTGGTCAGGTCGCGGCCCTCTTTCTCCGCGTTATCCAGCATGTTTTTCATTTGGTCGATGATTTGACCGCGCTTATACAACAGGTCTTTGATATCCATTGTGGATGTCCTTTTTTCAAGTATAAAAAAACCGCCTGTTGGCGGTGGTTGGTTGCGTTTGGCGCGGCCTGCGTTACACGCTTTGTTCGGGCGGCTGCCCTAACTCAGTAATGCGAGGCGCTTGCGGTTCAATGCGATGCGCCACGCGATAATTTCTTCATCGGTTTCAGGCTGGCTATTGGCGGCCGGCCTGGGAGCGTTCTTAATCCAAGGCTTTTCGATGCTGTTGGCAATTTTCGCAGACTCAGACACCTTGCTTGTAGCAAAGCCGTACTCAACCGCCTCGTCCGCATTAAACCAGGTCTCCGCTGCCATCTTGTCGGCGACATCTGCCTCATCAAGAACTGTCTTTGACAGGTAGGTGGTCACAATCGACCCCTTTATCTTGTCCAGCAAGTCGGCAGTAGTGCGCATTTCTGAGGCGTCACCGACCGAAATTGTCCACGGATCGTGAATCATCATCAAAGCATTATCCGCCATTACAATCTCGTCACCCGCCATCGCAATGACGGACGCCGCCGACGCGGCAAGACCATCAATGTGAACCGTTACCTTTCCATCGTACTGGGCAAGCATGTTGTAAATGGCGAAACCGTCGAACACGTCACCGCCGGGCGAGTTAATCCTGACAGATAAATCACCAGACATGCCGGCAATTGCGCTCTTGACGCTCTTGGCGCTCACCGAGTCGTAGAAAAAGCTCTCGCCTATGTCGCTGTAAATCAGTAATTCATTCATGTCAAAAGCGCCTCTATGTCGGATTGTGCGGTGATTGTTACTGACAGGATCGCATCGGCCGGGTCGTTGTGCCCGCTGAGCGCCTCTATCCGCCCCCTTGCGTAGTTTTCCGCCGCGGCTGAGGGAATCATGAGCTCAGTTACCAGTCGCTCGCTGTGGCGTCCGTAGAATCCGGAAAGCCACTCAGAGAACGCCTCGGGCGACTTCTTCCTGGCTTCAGCCGTCAACGCCCTGGCCTCAGACC